GCAGAACAACAGAGAAGCATACCAGTCTTCGTTCATGACGCCTCACCCCGAGGCGATCCCACAAGCTGAAGCCCAGGCGCGCCTTACGGAGCGCCGCACCACGAACTCCAACACGAGCCACGTGAATTTGCACCTTCCGAAGGGCGTGAGCGCGACAACGCGGCGTCCGGTGCCTGGTGTGACTGTGGTCCCGTTCACTGGTAAACCCTGATGGCATCGCTTACTAGTCTCACCGAAGGCGTCTTCGCGGGCCAATCGGGGAGCTACGAGAACCGCACACGAATTGGTGCTTACCGTTCCCCAAGCGGGGCACGAATTGAGTTCCAGTGCATGACGGTACGCCGCGGGTTCACCGCTCGCGGCACCGCGTTCGAGTTCCAGGGCATCGACAACGCCTTCGTGCAGCGCTTTGGCATCGGCTCGCGCCGCTACCCGCTGACTTGTATTTTCAGTGGTCCAACGAAGGACCTGGAGGCGCTCGCGTTCGAAGCGGCGCTTGCAGAGCGGGGTCTCGGCACGCTCGAGCACCCGCTCTACGGCACCGTCCCGAACGTTACGCCGCTCGGCGAGATCGAGCGCTTCGACGATCTGGTCGAGGACATCGATGTCGCAACCGTCACGGTCGAGCTCTGGACCACCACGGGCACCGCGTATCCGCAGCCCGGGCAGAACTTCGAGAACGAGATCGCGAAGTCCCTGGGGCTGTTCGACGTCGAGTTGGCTCAGGCTCTTGCGAAGCAGTCGAAGCTCGACACGATTGCGCGCAAGGCCAACGCGGTAGCGACGGCCAAGAAGTTCCTGAACACGGTGTCCGACGGCCTCCAAAAAGCGTCCGACACGGTGAGCGGGGCACGGCGGCAGATCACAGAGCTACAAGCCGACATCTTCCACGCGATGGATGTGCTCATCGACAAGCCGCTGCAATTGGTGCGGCAAGTTGTCGGGCTCATCCGTGCGCCAGCGAAAGCGCTCTCGGCCATTGAAGAGCGCCTCGCGATGTACCAGCGCATTGCGCAAGACCTTACGCGCTCCGCGCTCGCTACGCCAGCCGACACGCTCGCGGTGGGCACGGCGCTCACCTCGCGCACGGTGAACATCACCAACGACTTCGTCATCGCGGACATGTTTGCGCAGGCGGCCGTGTCGGGCGCCGTCGAAGCCGTGCAGCAGCACCAGTTCACATCGCGCAAAGAGGCGATCCGGGCAGCCGCTTCGGTGACTGAACTGTTCGAACTGATCACCGTATGGCGCGAAGCACAGCGCCAAGCGCTGGTCGACATCGACCCGGCCAACATAGACACCGGTGAGTCATTCCAGCTGCTGCAGCGCCTCGTGGCACTCGCTTCGGGTCGACTCGTCGAGGTGTCGTTCACGCTCTTTCCGGAGCGATTCATCACGCTCGACCGCAGCCGAGCGTTGCTCGACGTTCTGGGTGAGCTGTACGGTCGCGTCGACAACGACGCCATCGACTACCTGATCAACACCAACGACCTGACGGGGGACGAGATCCTCGAGCTCCCACGAGGGAAACGTGTTGCGTATTACCGAGCCCAGTGACGACGTCACGGTCACCATCGACGGGACTGCTGTGCAGTTCTGGAACGAGGTGACGATCACGAAGGCGATCGACGCCTTCACGACGTTCACGCTGAACGCTCCGTTCGATCACACGGACGCGAATCACCGGCGCATCTTTCGGCCGCTGCAGGACCAGCCGATCGAGATCAAGATTGGCGGCGAGCTCGAGTTCACCGGCACGGTTGTCGGGGTGATTCCTCAGGGCACGCCGAGCGAAAGCTCGGTGACGATCTCGGGTTACTCCCGCGCGGGCGTGCTCGTCGACTCGACAATGCCAGACGGTGAGGCTCGCGAGTTCAGCGAGGTGCCGTTGAGCTTCATCGTCGATCACATCGCGACCGCGTTTGGGCTCGGCGCGAGCATCATCCTACCGACGGGCGACCCGCCTTTCGCGAAGGTGAAGCTCGAACTCGACGACACTGTGCTCGACTTCATGGTCGAACTCGCGCAGCAGCGCGGCGCGATCATCTCCGACGACGTATATGGCGACCCTGTCGTATGGGTCCCCAATGAGGAAGTCGCGTCGGTTGCCTACTTGGCTGCCGAGGTCGCCTCTCGCGCTGAGCCGCAATTCAATGGGCAGAAGTACTTCAGCCACATCTACGGCTACACGCAGACGAACCGCAAGCGTGGGCGCGTGGGTGAGCGGTACGAATACGCGAACCCCCTAGCGCCACCAACGCTCACGCGCGCGCACTTCTTCAAAGTGCAGGACGCCGACAACGAAGACGCGCCGGCCGTGGTCGCCGCGAAGATCGGGCGGATGTTTGGCGAGGTTGCGCAATGGAATCTGCCAGAGGTGCCGTCGTGGCGCGACCCCGACGGGAAGCTGTGGCGACCGAACACCAAGGTCACGTTGCTTGCTCCGCAGCTGATGATCTACACCGCGTCCGACTTTCTCGTGCGCACAGTGACGCTACATGCTACGCCGAACTCGCGCACCGCAGACTTGGGGCTCGTGATGCCCGGTGTATTCTCTGGGGTAACGCCAGCAAAGTGGCCATTCGATGAACCAGCAACGTCATTCTAGGACCGGCGTAGTCACCGTAGTGACGAGGACGGCCGATGGATACGAGTTGCAGGTCGATATGGGTTCCGGTGATCCGCTTACGGCCGAGCACTACGACGAGCCGGGCGGCGAGCATCCGCCCTTCGTGGGTGACTTCGTCAGCGTGCAGCGCGGCGAGGGCGCCGGAAACTACCGTACAACCGGGTACTCGCGGTCTGGCGATGAGCCTGTGGCGGTCTCTGGTGAGCATCGATTCTTCACGCGCGACGCCCAGGGTAACGTCACCGGGGCCATGCACTTCAAGGCCGATGGCTCGCTGGAGATCACCGCGACGAAGGTCACGATCAACGGTGTGACAATCGAGACCGACGGTACGTTCACCGCGCCGAAGGAAGTCTACTGGCAGGGCGACGGAACGAAGGTCGCGGCGTCGACGCACATTCACAAGCATCCAATGGGACCAACCGTCGACGACCCCATCTCACCACCCGACCCACCCACCGAATAACTCTGCCGGCCGGCTCGACGCTCCTGGGTTTCCCCTCGTTTCCCCGTGCCGGCGTCGGGCCTGGCTGGCTCCTACTCAATGCCCCTCGTCAAAGCGACGCTCAAGCAAGGGCTGCTGGCGGCCTACACCAATGTGGGCGACACCGCCGCGGCTTGCGCCAATGCCATTGGTGACGCTGTGGGCGCCTACGCTGCGTCCGTCGTTCCGCCTAGCCTCGGAGTCGCGGCAGCAACGACGGCGCTCAAGGCGGCCCTGGCAGGTGCTCTCTCGGCAGGACCAGGCCAAGGCCTCGCGCTCGCCGAAACGGCGTTCACCGCGTTCGGCGCGGCCGTGGGCGCCGGCATGGCACCGGGCTTCACCGCGACGCCCCCAACCGGGCCCGTCGGTTTCGCGTCGCAGATTGACGCACTCGATAGCGCCGATGCGGCGTGCGACATGCTCGCGGGTCTCATCCACGACTGGATGACGTCGGGCAGCGCCGTCGCCAACGCTCCGACTCCACCGCCCCCGGTCAACTGGTCATGATCGACATCAAGCTGATCTCGACGCCTGACGGTGGCGAACTCGACACGTCGAGCGGTGGAATTGGGATCGACCGCACCGCAGAGACAGCGATCTTGATATCGCTTGAGGGTGGCAACTACGACGACACCGGCGACCCTTCGTCGGACAGCAAACAGTGGTGGGGCAACTACACCACGAAGGACCCGGCCGAGCACATCCGCAGTCGCACCCAAGCGGTGTTGCACGGAATGCCCGCGACCGTATCGAACTTGCAAGAGCTCGATCACGCCGTGTTGCTCGACTTGGCGCCGCTCGGCGGCGGCGTGGTGTTCGACAAGATCTTCGCGAAGTCGAAGCTGGTGGGACGTAACCGCGCGCTCATCGAACTCGACACTGAGCAGAACGGGCAAACCGTGCGCTACGCCATCCGTGCGCCCTGGCAACCATGAGCCTTCAAACCCCGCAGATTTCGGAGCTTCGTCAAACGACGATCTCCCAGCTCGAGGCAGAGCTCGACCAGGGAGACCAGAGCCTACCCAAGTCGGTCATCCGTGCGTTTGGGACGGTGCTCGCGGGGCTCTTCGTTGTCATCCTCAAATACGCTGGATGGATCTTCCTGCAGCAGTTCGTGCGCTGGGCGAGCTTCCGTGAGACAACTGTCCTCGGGCGCGTGCTCGTGCCGCTGCGCATGCTCGGCGACGAGCATGGAGTGGAACCGCCAGCGGACGGCGTAAAGGCTCGATTCAACGTGAGCGTCGTTCCCATCACGCTGGGTTCGACGCTCAAAGCGAACACGGCAATCATCGAGCGCTCGACGCAGCGGCTCTACAAGACGGTGAGCGACACGGTGCTCGCGACCAGTCCGACGACGGTGGACGTTCGCGCTGTCGACTACGGCGCAATCTTCAACGTAACCACCGCCACCGCGCTGCACTTCGTCTCGCCGCAATCGAACGCCCAACGCGAAATGACGGTGACAACCCTCGTCACTGAGGGCGTCGACGCCGAAAGCGAAGGCGCATATCGCAACCGGATCCAGCAAAAACGCACCGCGCCGCCTCAGGGCGGGGCGCACGCCGACTACCAGCAATGGGCGCGTGAGATCAGCGGCATCACCAACGTCTACCCGTACAACAACGGTCCTGGACGCGTGATCGTCTACTGCGAGGCGACGCCCGACAGTTCGGGCAGCGCCGATGGGATTCCGACGAATTCGCAGCTCACCCAGGTGGGCGAGCGCATCAATCTACCAGTGACGGGCATCGCGTCGCGGCGAACGATCAACGCGTTCCTTGGCGTGGCCGCCATCTCACGCAAAGCGCTGAGCGTGCGCGTGACTGGCCTGGTCGTATCGGACCAGGCCGCGGTGGAGGCGCGCATCGAGGACGCGTGCGACGAGTACCTGCGCAACGCCGAGCCTTACATCGTGGGGCTCACGCTACCGCCGCGGCGCGACGTGATCACGCAGGCGGCGCTCTCCGGCGTCGTCAACGACATCGTGAGCGCCGCGGAGGGTCGCATCACCGACGTGGAGCTACTCGACGGAGCAGTCCCGGTGCGCACGTACAGCCTTAGCCCGGGACAACGAGCGAAGCTCGGAAGCATCTTCTTCACCTGAGTAACCATGCTGCGAAAAGACGAACTCTTCACCGGACAAGTGACACCGCCCGATGCGGACTTTGCTTACGGTGGCCCGCTCAACGAGAGCACGTCTGGCGCGCTCGACGGGACGCCTTGGTGCGCCGAGTCGCAGGTCGACGAGTGGGCGCTGTACGAGGCGCTCTTGCTCAAGGGCGGGATCACTCCAGACGGCATCGCCGACACACGAAACCGGTCTCAGTTGTTCGATGCCTTGCACGCGGTAATCCGCGGACTGGTCGCAAAAGGATTTCAGGCTCAGGAGGGCGCGACCGACACGCAGTACATGTTTCGCGTGCCGTTCGTTACCCCTGCCAATCCCGACTGGTTGCTGCTGCAGGACAACTCAACGCCAACACGGTTCCGGTGGCGTCAAAACACGGTAAACACAGCAAGCAAGCTGGCCCTATACATCCCACAGCTTACCCCGCGATTCGCGGTCAACGGGCTGGCGGTGACGGTCCGTGGCACCTACGCTGGCGCGGCCCAGAAGATGCGAATCAGCTACGGTCGATACAGCCGCGAGCTTACGAGCGGATCCGTAGCAATGACTGCGGAGCTGCAGGACGGTGACGCCGTGGTCTACCCATTCATCACGCTGCCAGGTACTTCTGAGCCAAGCAGTCAGGTGATGTTTCGGTCGTACATTCACGTGATCGAAGTCACGCCGCAGAGCGAGCCAAATCCGGGAACTGGTGTGTTTCCGACCATCTACTCGATCGACGTCCTAGGTAAGTACAACCCCATCCCAGCTGGTGTATGAGCCTGTTTGAAACGTTGCAACGTCTGCTGCCGCGCGGGCGAGCGTTCAAACTTTCGAACGGCAAAAGTCTCACGAAACTGGTGCGCGGCATCGCCGCGGCCGCCGACGACGTCAAGG